CGGAGATGGCGCGGTTGGGCGAGCGGGCGGCGGGGCTTGGGGTGGTGCTTGACCAAAGGGCGCTCAGCGCCTTGCGACGGGCAGAGTTGGCCCTGATCGGTGTGGGTCAGGTCTTTGAGGGCATGCGAAATCAGATCGGCGCGGCTTTGGCGCCTGCGGTGACGGCGCTGGCCGAGGGATTTTTGCGGCTTGCGGAGGTTGGTGGGCCCATCAATCGGGCCTTCACCACTGTGCTCGACAATCTTGGGAGGCTTACGGCCTATGCCGTAACCTTTGTCACGGTCATGGCCGGACGCTGGGTTGCTGGGCTGGCTGCTGCGGCCCTCTCCGTGAAGGGCCTCGCCACGGCGCTTGTCTTTCTGCGTGGTGCATTGATCCGCACTGGGATCGGCGCGCTGATCGTGGGCGCGGGCGAACTGGTCTATCAGTTCACGCAACTGGTGGGCAAAGTCGGCGGCGTTGGTGCAGCCTTCGGCCTCTTGCGGGATGTCGCGGCAGAGGCCTGGGACCGCATTGCGCTGGCGGCAACGGCCGCGTGGTCGCGCGTGGAGGCCGGCTGGGCCAACGCACAGGCGGGGATTTACGACGGGCTGCAATCGGCGCTGTCGGCTGTGGTAGCCTGGGGCAATTCTGCTGTCGGGACGTTCCAGGGCGCTTTTGACGGGGTGAAGGCGATCTGGGGCGCGCTGCCGCAGGCGATCGGGGATTTTGCCTATCAGGCGGCGAATGGGCTCATCGGTGGCGTCGAATCGATGTTGAATGCGGTGGTTACGCGCATCAACAGCTTCATCGAAGGTCTGAACGCGGCGCTGGCCCTCCTGCCTGATTGGGCGACGGGTGAAGGTGGTCTGAAGATTGGTACCTTGGAGGCGGTGGATCTTGGCGGGATTGCCAATCCCTTCGAAGGCGCAGCTTCAGCCGCAGGTACGGCCGCCGCAGATGCGTTCCGTGCCGCGATGGGCAAGACCTACATTGAGGCGCCGGATCTCCTCGGGGGCATGGCTGAGGCTGCACGTGGCCGCGCTACGGGATATGCCGAGGCGGCGGGTATGCTGTCAGTGGCTGCCTCCCGCCCGATGACGGCTTGGGAAACCCTCAAGGCAGCGATCACCGGCGCAGGGACAGAGGGTGAAGACGCGCTGACTGCGGCTGCGCAAGCCGCAGGCGCCGTGTCAGACGGGTTTGACGCGGCAGGCCAAGCGGCAGGCGGGGCGGGTGGCGCTGCCAAGAAGGCGGCAGAGGAGGCCTTGACCGGCTGGGCGCAGGTCACGAAGGCTTTGGCCGACTATGCCAAAGGCGCGATGGATTGGGGCAAGGGCCTCGGCGAGACGCTGACCTCCGCCTTCTCCTCGGCAGAAAGTGCCTTCCGCCAGTTTGTCACCACCGGCAAGTTCGACTTCAAATCACTGGTCTCTTCGATTCTTGCCGACCTTGCGACGCTGGCCTTCAAGAATGCGGTGCTGGGCCCACTGGCCTCAGCTCTGTCAGGTGCCTTTGGGGGCGGGCTCTTTGGCGGAGGCGCCGCCGTCCGGGCGAACCCGATGGTGAACGCCAGCATCTGGCACACAGGCGGCATGGTAGGCCAAAGCGCTCCGATGCGCAGCGTTCCTGCGGCGATCTTTACTGGTGCCCCGCGGATGCATGCAGGCGGCTGGGCCGGGCTCCGGCCGGATGAGGTTCCGGCCATTCTGCAGAGGGGCGAGCGCGTCCTGTCGCGCGCCGAGCTTGGTCGCGGAGCGGGAGGTATGCCGCCCGTCGCCGCCCATCTCAACGTCGATGCGCGCGGGGCGCAGATCGGGGTCGCCGAACAACTGGCCACGGTCCTGCGCAACGCGCAGCCTGAGTTCGAACGGATCGCCATCGCGGCCGTGGGCAATGCCATGCGCCGGGGACGTCTTGCATGAGCCTCATCGTGGATTTGCCCCGCACTTGGGTTGCGGGCCTCGAGCGGCGGCTCGTGACGGCCACGAGCCAGACCCAGTCCCCCTTCACGGGCAGCACGGAGGTGCAGGACTGGGGAGGCGAATGGTGGGAATACGAGATCGACTTCGCCGCGCAATCGGGGCCGCTGGCGCGCTCGGTCTCGGCCGCGCTCTCGGCCCTGGGCTCCGGGCGCGGTATCCTGCGTTTTGCCGATCCCTCGATTGAGCCAAAGAGCCTCAGCCAGACCATCACGCTTGATCTGCCGGTCTCCGGGGGCAACGTGCTTCAGACTCGGGGTTGGCCAGTGGGCCTGGCAGCCATGGCTTCGGGGGACTTCCTGACCATCGGGGTCGGTCGGGAAAGCCGCTTGCATCAGATCGCCTTTGATGCGGCGGCCAACATGAACGGGATCGCCACGTTGACGGTCTTTCCCGCCCTGAGGCGGGCACAGGCTGCAGGCACGGTGCTCGAGGTGAACCAGCCGCGTGTGCTTTTGCGCCCCACCGCGCCGGTCCCCACCCGCATCGAGCGCGGCGCCCGGCATCGCTTTACCTTATCGGCACGGGAGGCCCTATGAGCCGCGAGATCACGAGCGCCTTGGCGGAAGCGCTGGACGCGGGGGATCTCAGGCCTGCGATCTTCTTCGAGGGCGCTTTCCCCTCCGGCATGGTGCGTATCTGGACGGGGTCCGGCCCTTTGGACTGGGATGGCAAGAGCTGGACTGGGGTGGGTGTGCTTCTGGGGCTTGGCGCATTGGAAGAGACTTCCGATGTGGTGGCGGCAGGGACCACGGTCTCGCTCTCCGGCGTGCCACTTGATCTTGTGAGCCTTGCGATCGATGAGGCGCGCCAGGGTCTTCCGGGGCGCATCTGGTTCGCACTTCTGACCCCTGAGCGGAAGGTGATCGCCGATCCCGTGCAGGCCTTCTCGGGCCGCCTTGATGTGCCCGAACTACAGGAGGACGGGGAGACCTGCCGGATCACGATCAGCTATGAGAGCCGGCTCATCGATCTCGGGACCGCGCGTAGCTGGCGCTACACCCATGAGAGCCAGCAGGTTCTGCATCCCGGTGATAGGGGGTTCGAGCATGTGACGGCGATCCAGGACCGCGAGATCACCTGGGGGCGGGGGTGATGGGAACCGCCCGTGTCCCGCACTGGGAGCAAATCCTCGCATCAGCGATCCTTGCGGCCAGAGACCGCCCCTTCGCCTGGGGGCAGCATGACTGCGCAACCTGGGCCTTTGATCTCCGCCGCGATCTGACCGGCGGGCCGGATCATGCCGCGCTCTGGCGGGGTCAGTACCGGACGGCGCGCGGCTGCCTGCGCGTGCTCAACCTTCTGGGCTGGGAGACGCTCGAGGCTGGCGGGCGGGCACTGCTGGGGGCGCCGCTCGCCGATCCTCGGCTCGCGCAGCGGGGCGATCTGGTCCTGGGCGGCGCACCGGAGGCCTTCGGCGTGGTGGCAGGCGCTCATGTGATCTTTGTCGCGCCGGACGGGCTCGTGAGCCTACCGCTCTCGGTCGCACGCCTTGCCTGGAGAACCTGACCCATGCCCCCTGTGATCATCGGTGCCGTGGCGCTTGGCGGTGCGGCGATTGCGGCAGGCGGTGTGGCAGCTGCCTTTGCTGCGACGGGGCTCGTGGGCTTTGCCGCGAGCTTCGGGGCCTCGATGCTGCTCTCGGCCGCGGCCCAGGCGCTCATGCCCACACCGTCTCTGGGGCAGATGGAGCTGAAGGCCCGAACCGTGACAGTGCGCGAGCCCGTCATGCCGCGGGAGATGGTCTATGGCCGGGTCCGCAAGGGCGGTGTGATCGTCTTTCTGCATGCAACGGGGGAGACGGACAAATATCTCCACCTCGTAGTGGTTCTGGCGAGCCATTCCGTCAAATCGATCGGCGCCGTCTACTTCGAAGGTGAGGAGGCGGTCACGGTCTCCGGAGTGGCACGGGGTCGATGGGCCGGCAAGGTCTCGCTCGAGAAACGCCTCGGCCGGGGCGACCAGACGGCCTTTACGGGTCTGGTTGCGGCCGCACCGGCCTTCTGGACGGCCGCGCATCGTCTGGCAGGCTGTGCTGCGATCTATCTGCGACTGACCTATGATCCCGATGCCTTCCCGGGCGGGATCCCGAACATCACGGTCGATCTTGAGGGCAAGAACGACATCCTCGATCCGCGCACGGGCCTTCGGGGCTATAGCGAGAATGCCGCCCTGTGCCTCGCCGATTACATGGCCGAGCGCGATTACGGGATTGGGGCGGGGATCGGGGCGCAGGACGGGATCGAGGTCGAGAGCCTGATTGAGGCCGCGAACATCTGCGACGAGGCCGTGCCAATCGCGACCGGGGGGTTCGAGCCGCGCTACAGTTGCAACGGGGTGGTCTCGCTGGGCGAGCCGCCCAAGACCATTATTGAGGCGATGCTGACGGCTATGGCCGGGCGCGCAATCTGGCAGGCCGGGCAATGGCGTCTGCGGGCAGGGGCCTACCGGCTGCCGCTCGCCGTGCTGACGGCTGATGATGTGCGGGAGGGTGGCCTGACGCTCACCACCCGACAAAGCCGGGCGGCCAACTTCAATGCGGTGCGCGGTCAGTTCGTGAGCCCCGAGAACAACTGGCAGCCCGATGACTTCCCGGCCTGTGCGAGTGCGGCCTATCTCGCCGAGGACGGTGGTGAGCGGGTCTGGCGGGACATCTCGCTGCCCTTCACGATCTCGGCCTCGATGGCACAGCGGCTCGCGAAAATCGAACTTGAACGCGCGCGTCGGCAGATGCGGGTCAAGCTCTCGGGCAAGCTCAAGGCCTGGCGGGTGGCGGCGGGGGATACGGCCAATCTGCGCTATGAGCGCTGGGGCTTTGGCGGCGCAGGTCTGCCCGAGGGCAAGCCCTTCGAGGTGGAGGCCGTACGTCTCGATCTTGCGCAGGCGGGATCCGGGCCGCGGCTTGCGACTGAGTTGCTGCTGCGGGAGACCTCGCCGCTGGTCTATTCTTGGGATGCCTCCGAGGAGCGGATCTATCAGGCGGCGCCGCGCACGACACTTCCCTCGGCCTTCGACATTCCGGCGCCCGGCGCGCCGCAGGGCGAGGAGGAGCTTTACGTGACCCGCGACGGCTCGGCGGTGAAGGTGCTCTTGCGCATCCGCTGGGCACCTGCCGCCTCGGGCTTTGTCGACACCTATCAGGTCGAGACCCGGCAGGAGGGGGAGCCTTGGATGGATCAGGGCCGAACTTCTGGCACGGTTCTGGAGGTGCGCGACATCCGCCCAGGCATCTGGGCCTTCCGGGTGAAGGCGATCTCGGTTCTCGGCGTCTCCTCGGTCTGGCGTGAGGGGACACGCGAGGTGGTGGGGCTGACCGCGCCGCCTGCGGCCCTTGAGGGTCTGACGATCCAGAGTGCCGGTGGCCTCGCAGTTCTCAAATGGCAGCGGTCGGTGGACGTCGATGTGCGTGTGGGCGGCAATGTCGTGATCCGGCATAGCAAGGAGGCGGTTGCAAGCTGGGCCAATTCCACGCTTATGGACCGCGTCTCCGGGGGCGAGGCGATTGCCGTCGTTCCGCTGAAGCCCGGGACCTATCTCTTGCGGGCCGAGGACAGCGAGGGCCGGATCGGCCCGGTGAGCACGATCACGACCAAGGGCGTGCAGGTTCTGAGTTTTGCCCAGCTCAACCGTCTGGTGGCCGAGCCGCAATTTGCCGGCACCAAGACCAACGTCGTGGCGGTCGGGGGTACGCTCAAGCTTGCGAGTGCGCCCGATGCTACGGGGAGGCCGCAGGTTTTGTCTGAGGAGGGCCTCTACGCCTTCCCCGCGCGGCTCGACTTCGGCCGCCTCAGGCGGGTGCGCTTGCGCTCAGACATCCGGGTCGGTGCCTCGGCGCTCTCGGATTACATCGACGACCGCATGACCCCGATCGATCTCTGGGCCGACTTCGACGGCTCGGAGGGGGCGGATATCGACGTGGTCCTCGAGGTCAGAGAAACCGACGATGATCCGGCGGGCGCGGCACCTGTCTGGGGACCTTGGGGCCGGATCGACAATAGCGAGATCGAGGCGCGGGCGGTTGAAGCGCGGGCCTGGCTCCGGACGCAGGACCCGGCCTTCACGCCGATCGTCTCGGAATTGCGGCTCGTGGCAGAAGAGGTGGTGTGATGGCGCAAGCGCCCAGCTTTGTGATCCAGAACGACAATGGCGCGGCGGTGCGGGCTCAGATCAACCAGGTGCTGGCCGCAGTGGTGACAACGCATAGCGGTAGCACGGTACCCACCGCTACTGCGCCGGGCATGCTCTGGCTCGATACCAGCACCTCGCCGCCCACGCTCCGCATCAGGGACGCCTCCGGCAGTGTCTTCGAGGCGCTGCTTGATGGCGGTGTCTACTGAACGCGACCGGCTACGCAGAACCACAAACGCCCATGGGAGGCACCCATGTCCGATCCCGGATTCCTTGAAACCCTGAACAGCCTCTTCGGGGGCGCGCTGACGACGCTTATCGGCGCAGTGACGGGGCGGCTCATGTATCATTCGGGCGAGGTGAAGCTCGGCCGGCGGCGCTTCTTCGGCAAGGAGCTTCTCTGGGAAATCCCCGTCGCCATCGGCATGGCGATTATTGGCGAGGGGATTGCAAGCTATCTCGGGCTGGGCCAGCCGGTCAGCACGGGACTTGTGGCCACGCTTGCCTATCTCGGGCCGCGCGGGGCGGAAGCACTGCTCACGGCCTGGCTTTGCCGGAAGAAGTGATCCTGTAGCCTGCCTGCTGCCCGATCCTATCCGCCGCATCATCTACGACCTTTTGGACGCCGTCCCGCCCCAGGACGGCGTCTTCATTTTGCAGGAGAGACCAGCATGACCCCGTTCGAGATTGCCCGTGGGCTGATCGGCACGACCGAAGGCAAAGGCCCCGAGAACAATCCCGCCATCATGGCAATGTATGCCTCTGTAGGCCATGACTGGGTGGAGCATGACGATGTGGCCTGGTGCGCGGCCTTCATCGGACACTGCCTCGAGGCTGCCGGCATCGGATCGACCCGCAAGTTGACGGCGCGATCCTATCTCGATTGGGGTGACCCGGTCGAGTTTGCGCAGGCGCGGCAGGGCGACATCGGGGTCATTCCACGGGGCCGGTCGACCTGGCAGGGTCATGTCTTCTTCATCGACCGTATCGAGGGGGCTTGGGTCTGGGGGCTTGGCGGCAATCAAGACAACGCAGTGAACGTCAAACGCTACCCGGTCTCGAAGCTTCTGGGCGTGCGCCGGGCCACTCTGGTTGCGCTCCCCGTGACGCAAGCGGAGACGCGGCCCGACACGCCGCCCACGAAGCTGTCGGTGGAGGCGGTCCAGAAGCGGCTGCAAGCACTCGACTATCACGAAGTGGGCCGGGTCGATGGCAAGATGGGCCCGCGAACGCGCGGCGCAATCCTCGCCTTCCGCGATGCCGAGGGGCTGCCGCTCGATCCGGTGATCGACACCGCCCTGGTGACAGCGCTCGCGGCCGCCAAGCCTCGTGCTGTTGCGCCGGAACGAGCGCAGGGTCAGCCTGCGGGTTCACGGATCGTGGCGGCCGCCAATGCGCAGATTGTGCTTGGGGCTGTCGGATCAGCGGGCGTTCTGATGAGCCAGTTGGCGCCCCTGGTAGCGCAGGCCGAGGAGGGCAGAACGCTGGCCGGTCGTATCCTCACACTTATGGGGCTTGGCGCGCATTCGAACACCCTCCTGCCGATGCTCGGTGCGGCGATCTTCCTTGGGGTCATCGTGTTTGCCTGGAAGGCACGCGCGGCCCGGATCGAGGATCACCGCACCGGCAAGACGCTGTAGGCTTGTCCATGCCAATCGCGCAGAGTTCCGCAAAATGGCAACGCGCCCTCAGTTCTTGCCGCAGCACTGCTTGTATTTGCGCCCAGAGCCACAGGAACAGGGATTGTTGCGGCCCGGGCGCGGCTCGGCCTTGAAGGGCTGGCCCGGCAGGTTGGCCGGCATCTGCCCGGCAAGTTCGGGCCGTGAGTGGTGCAGGATCGCGGCGATGCAGTTCGGGATCAGGTCTGGTGCCTCGAGATCGATTGCGTCGATTTCTTCATCGGTGAACTTGCTGTTCCCGGTGTAGATGTCCTGCAGCGCCATGATGAAGATCATGGTCTCGCGGGTCTCCTCATCGGCCCGCTCGAGCAGGTCCTCCCAAGCCTTCGGCCGCAGGGCCATGGCGCGGGTGAACCCGTCGATCCAAGGCTCCCAGAGGGTCTCGTCGCTGTTGGGATCAATCTCGTAGATCGGCTCGATCCAGAGCGAGCGGGTGATCCGGGCGGCGATATCGTTGTAGTGTTCCATCACCGCGTCGATGGTCGCCTGCGCCGTCTCGAGATCGGGGAGTTGCGCGTCCCCGGTGACGCCCCAGACCTGTGAGAGCCAGTCCGAGGGCGGGATCATCTCCGGGCAGGCCAGAACACCGGTCAGAAACCCGTCGAGTTCGCTGACCGACATGGGGTCATTCTCGAGCGGCAAGGCGTCGAGCAGGTCTTCCAGGCGCTCGAGCCGCTCTTCATCCAGTTCCAGATCCTGATCCCTGTTCTGACCCATGTCCCGATCCTTCTGCAGCCTGCCCAAATCCTTAGCCGCGCGGACCTGCGGCCACAATCAAGACCGCTCTGGCGCACCCGGGAGACCTGCATGACCACATCGCTTCAGGAGGGGCCGGTTATTCTGATCGGCTACGAATACCGGCTGCAGCTTCAGGCGGAGGCGGACCTCTTTCCGGACGGGGCGAGCTTTGCCGGGCAGATGCGCAGCGCGATCAGCGCCGCGGGCGTCCTCGCGGATCTTTCCAGCGCGGCCGGAAGTGTGCGGCGCGTCGATGGTCGCACCCTCGAGATCATCGTCGCGCCTGCCGTTACCGGGGCCCTCACCTCCGGCACCGTGGTACTGGACCTCGTGCGCACCGATCTGACGCCGGACCGCCATCTCGGCTTCCTTCTGGAAATCCCCGTGGTGCTGCCCGTGACGAGGCTCCCCGCATCCGGGGAGCTCTGAGCCATGCCTGGAGCGCTTGATCTCAGGCCCCTGACCGGGCCGATCCGCCTGCATCTGAGCGCCAGTGAACCGGTCCGGCTGCGCCTGCTGGCGGGGCCGGTCGGTCTGCGGCTGCTCGGCCAGCCTGGTCCGCAAGGTCGGGCGGGCCCCCAAGGTGACAAGGGTGATCAGGGCGCGCCCGGGATCACCGTTCTTCCCATCGACACCCCCATCAACGGAGGCTTCTTCTGATGGCCAATACGATCCAGCTCAAGCGTCGCCCCGCTGGCAACGCCGGGGCCCCAGCGGCTTTGAGATCAGGCGAGGTCGCCCATAATGAGGTCGATGACACGCTTTACGTGGGCAAGGGCGATGACGGGGCGGGCAATGCCACGGCCGTGATCCCGCTCGCAGGCAAGGGTGCCTTTGTCGATCTAGCGGGCACGCAGAGCATTGTCGGCCCGAAAACCTTCACCACCCCTCCGAAATCCACCGAGGATGCCACGGGCGCCACCGACCTCGTGCGCAAATCCCAGCTTGATGCCGGAATTGCCGGGCGGGCCGCACTCAGCCATGCCCATGCAATTGGGGAGGTCACTGGGCTTCAGGCGGCGCTTGATGCCAAGGTCGGGCTCGCCTCGCCTGCGCTCACTGGCACGCCCACGGCCACGACGGCTGCGGCGGATACGAACAGCACGCAGCTCGCGACGACCGCCTTTGTCCTGGGCCAGGCGGCGGCGACGGCGCCTATAATGGATGGCACAGCCGCGGTAGGCACGGCCCCCCGATTTGCCCGCGCCGATCACGTCCACCCCACGGACACGTCGCGCGCGCCACTGGCATCGCCGGCTTTTAGCGGAACCCCCACCGCACCGACGGCTGCGGTTGGGACAAACACGACCCAGATCGCAACGACCGCCTTCGTGCGGGCCACACGGCTGGATCAGTTGGCGGCGCCCGCGGCCGATCTTGGCCTTGGCGGTTATCGCCTGACGGGCCTTGGCGATCCGCAAGGCGCGCAGGATGCGGTGACCAAGGCCTATGTTGATCTCACGGTACAGGGGCTTGAGCCCAAGCAGTCGGTGCGCGCGGCGAGTACGGCCACGATTGCGGCGCTTTCCGGACCGATGACTATCGATGGCGTGGCCCTGGTCGCGGGGGACCGTGTTCTGGTGAAGGATCAGACGACGGCGAGCCAGAACGGGATCTATGTGGTTGCGGCGGGGGCCTGGGGTCGCGCGGCAGATGCCGATGTCTGGGGCGAGTTGGTCTCGGCCTATGTCTTTGTCGAGAGCGGCGCGGTGAATGCCGATCTCGGCTATCTCAGCACGGTCGATCCGGGCGGGACGCTCGGCACGACGGCGGTCACCTTCGTCCAGTTCACCGGGGCGGGTCAGATCCTCGCAGGGGCCGGGCTCACCCGGTCTGGCAACACGCTGGATGTGGGCGCAGGCGCCGGGATTGCCGTGGCGGCCGATACGGTTGCGCTGAGCGGTCAGGCGCTTGCGTTGCACAACCTTGCGACCAACGGTCTTGTGGCCCGGACGGCGGCCGCGACGGTCGCGGCGCGGTCGATTGCGGTGAGCGGCGCGGGTCTTTCGGTCACGAACGGTGATGCCGTCGCCGGAAACCCGACACTCAGCCTCACCGCGGCCCTCGCAACCGTCGGAAATTTGACACCTGCCGCGGATCGGCTGACCTATTACACCGGCGCTTCGGCTGCGGCCCTTGCGCCCCTAACGGCTTTTGCCCGCACTTTACTCGATGATGCCGATGCGCCAACGGCGCGCAGCACGCTGGGACTTGGCACACTGGCCACACAATCCTCATCGGCCGTTGCGATCACCGGCGGTACGGTCGACGGCATAGCGCTGGACGGCGGGCTCTTCTGATCGGCTCCCAGTCGACCTTGTGCCTTTGAGCTCATCTCGACGGGACGATCTGCGTCGGGTCCTGCGGGCCCGCCCGTCATCCTCGCCATTCCCTTCAGAACCCGGGAACTCCGATGCCCAGCACCATCCTCCTGAAACGCTCTGCAATCGCCACGAAGGTGCCGACCACCGCCCAGCTCGATCTGGGTGAGCTGGCCGTCAACACTCGGGACGGAAAGCTCTTCCTCAAGCGCTCCGACGGCAGTGAGGAGATCATCGAGGTCGGCGCGCGCTGGGGCGCCTTCACCGCGCAGGCGGACGGCGCGAGCCTGACTTTCCGCTACAACGGCACCGACATCATGACGATCGACGGTTCGGGCAATCTGGTGGTCTTGGGCGATGTGACCGCCTTCGGGAGCCCGTGATCCATGCCGCTTCCTCTAACCGGACCGCTCTCCCTGTCGCAGGTCAATCTTGAACTGGGCCGCGCGGCATCAACCACGATCTCGCTCGGCAGTGCCGCGGTGCGCGGGCTTGCGGGGATTACCTCGGGTCCCATCGGCAAGAGCAGTTTGCGTGGTAAGGCGGCGCAGTTCAGCCACACCATCACGGCCAATCAGCTGCATCTGAACCTGCGCAGCTATCTCCTCGGCGTGGGCTGGGATGGGAGCAGCAGGGTCGAGGTGACGGTCGCCTCCGGCATCTACATCTGGTCTGACAACACTTCGATCCCGGCGCTCGACATGGGCGGGGCCTTCCCCGGAGGCCTGACGCTCGTCAACCGTGGCTTCATCATGGGCAAGGGCGGGGATGGCGGATACATGCAGGCAGATCGCACCACCTATGTCGGCCCCACTGCCGGCGGGCCGGCGATCGCGCTGCGGGGGCCGATCATTATCGACAATACCATCGGTTATATTGGCGGCGGCGGCGGTGGGGGTGCCGGAATGACTGGGGCCCCCCTTGCGATCTTTATTACCGGCATTCATTGCCCGGGTGGGGGTGGCGCAGGCGGGGGGCGCGGTGGCCCTATGCCCTTCGGCACAACGAGCAGCGTCGTTTTGGGCGGCTTTGGCGAAGGTGGGGCCATTGGCCAGCCGGGATCCGTTAACACGGCTTCGAACACTTGGGCGGGTCAAACGATCGCCACCCATGGCGGTGCGGGCGGGGCAAGTGGCGCGGGCGCGATCCAGGGCAGTGGTATCTAATCGAACGATCAAGGGAGACGATCATGGGAAGCGGCGGCAGCAGTGGTCCTTTTAAGATTGCGGGCATCTCGGGGCAGGGTGGGGGGCGCATCCTCCCCGGTACTGTGGGCGGCGTGGGCGAGTTGATCTTCTCTACCCCGCGCACCAATATCACGGCTTCAGTTACGGCTGGATCTCCCGACCGCCGCCCAATGCCACCCTTCGGCTGGGTAATCGACACGCTCTTCGCAGCCCCCGGCGGTGCGCCAGGTGAAGCCGGTCAGGGGGACAGCTTTGTCGTCTACGTCGCCCGCAACGCCAACGATGGTACGCTGGCACCGATCAAACCGCTTTCGGGCGGTGGGGGCGGCTGGGGGGCTGCTGGCGGGGCCGCAACACGCTCCCTAGCCGACTTTACGGCGCAGGCTGGTGGCAATCCTGGTGCAGCCGGAGGCAAAGCCATCGCAGCTAACGGGCACGCGATCACCTGGATTGGGGGATCAGCCCGCGCATATGGAGCCATTGGATGAAAACATCTTTGCAGTTCTTCAAGGACATGGGCGTGTGTGACGGTGCCTATGCGGTGTTGGAACGGGTATTCCTGACCGCCGGTGTCTCCGAGTTCGATTATGCCACGGGTTACGAGCTTATGCTCGGCATGATGGACGAGTTGGAGATCGCCGCGGCTGAAAGCGGTGAACCCGGTCACGACGCCGCCGCCGGTTGGCTGAAATGGTGCCACGACCTACGCACCCGCCACGAGGCCATCACCTACTTCGGCGATCATATCGAAGAGAACCTCTACCGGACTTCTGATGGTCATCTCCACGAAACCTACGAGGCCGCTGCGGACCATCGGCGCCGCGTCTTTTCTGAGTTGCGCCGTGACCATTCTGCCGCGCGCGTGATCAACGGGGTGCGTCTTGGCGAACACGGCGCCGAGGTCTGGGAGGTCGTTGTTTCTAGTAGTGGTGACCTCGCCGGTTACGACGCCTTCGTCTGGCACAACAGCAGCACCGGGCTGAACCATCGGACCGAGAGCCTCGATGAAGCCATCCTATTCAACTCCGAGCAAGCCAAGATCCTTGAGCGGATCAACGCCGCGGAGGCAGCCGCGGGGATTGAGCGCAGGATTTCGGATGAGAGTGGGCAGTTTGCCATTTGGTTGGGGGTGGATGGCGGATAGAAAAAGTGTCAGCCACGTTGTGTATTTCGAGACAATCGCGCTCGACACTGCGACGCATTTTGCCTTCCGGGAGGAATGCATGTCATGCCCGGTCGTTCAGCTCTGCAAGGGATCGTGCATGTTCCTCGAGGGGGAGTTCTTCAAGCAGAGCTGCGCGAA